GCGCGACGGTAGGGTAAAGTTGCGCTATACATAGGCAAGCGTCATTAGTAAAGCGGTAAGAAACGCCGCCTATTATTACGTCAACTTGCACCAGGTAGTTAGGTCCAAGGCTTTGATCGTCGAATACCGTGGCGCCTATAGCTGGAAACGTAAACACGCCCGCGGCAACCGATCCCGCTACCGCGTCGATCACCTTGACGCCGCCCGCCGTGTAGATCGTTAGGGTGCCGCTAGTTAGCGCCGCCCCCGTGCCGTTACGCTCTATCGCTAGCGTGAAGGTTTCGGCCTTGCCTTGCTCGATAAGCAAAGGCCCCGTCCACCGTGCGCTATAGATCTCTTGCGGCATTAGTTACCCCTTTTGTTTATCACGGCGATCGGCCCTTACCGCCGCCGCCTTTGCTGTTTTAGTTGCGTGATCTATCGTGGCGCCGCCTTGCTTTACCATTTGCCGCACCATTCGATCGATCTGTTTGCGTCGTTGATCTTCGTTGCTCATACGTCAACCTTCGCCACGCGGCGTTTAGCTTTTACGGGTTTAGCCTTTGCGACTACTTCGCCGTGGATTTTAGCCCACGCCTTAGCCATACCGTCAAGCCGTGCGCGGCTTTTGTCTACTTTAGATCCTAGGTGCGGGTTTCTATCTAAGCGGCCTAGAAGTTGATCTAATGCGTTACGCTCGCCCTCTACTAGCTTTATATATATCTCTTGAATCATAGGCGATATGATACCGCTGTTTTTTATATGTAATAAAAAGCCGCGCCACTCTTCGTTACACTCACCCCACAAAACTTGCCCCGTAGGTAAGACAGTAGCGGTTTGGCAAAAGTCGACGTACCATTTACCACCGTTTTGCGTTGGGTAGTAATGGACGTAATCCTTGTAATCGCCAAGGCGTTTATCTTTAGGATCTATGTATGTACCGCCTTTAGCTTGTACGCCCGCGAGCGTCATAGTTAGCGACCCTGTTTTGCTTACGCCATTTACGCCAGGCTTCGCGATAATCTTAGTAAGGCGGGGTAAAAACTCGCCACTATCCAGATCAAACACCCAGCTTTGGGGGTAATGAGCATAAACAAATTTGTGCGCTGGCCTATGTTTGGCGTTGACGGGCAAGCCGTCGATCGTTGTATTTACGCTTTGCTCTATCTTTGGCTTGGATAGATGGATCGTTTTATTCATTTTGTACCCTCATTAGCTAGGATTGTAAAAGTAAGAGGCGAGCCGCCGCCTATGCTTCGACGGCTCGCCAATCCCCCACGCTTCGGGGCCGATCGCTTATGCGTCGGTAATGATACCCACGCCGCGGGCGTCCTCGACCTCCGCAACCGCTGGATACATATGCGCAACGGCCGCCGACTGGCCGCCGTAACCGTCACGAACTAGCTCTACTAGAACTTCGCCCGCGTCAAGTATTACGTTAGGCGCTGGAATATGCCCCTGAATACGCGAAACGTTGCCCATAGTATAGGCGAAGCACCCGCGATCAAACATGGCGCCATTACGATCCGCGCCAGCGTTTACAGTCTCTACGCTATCGCTTTGCCAAAACTCGATCCCGTTCCAAGCGCCTTGATAGCCAGGGCCTTTAGTCGCTAACATGTCAGCGGTAGGAGCGTGAAATTGCATAGCGCCAGTCTCGGCGCGAAGTGCGTCTCTAAAGTCGTTCATCTGTACGGGGTGCAATACGCAAGCGTAAGGCCCCGAAGCCGCCGAACTGTTTAGCTGGAACTGCGCGTCGTAGATGTTTTGCACGGTCAAGTTTACCCCAGACCCGCCTACGTTATTAGAGAGCGAAGGAAACAACGCGCAAATAAGATCGGTAATTGTCAAAGCAACGCCCGCGCTTAGTTTGCTAACAATGCGTTGTAAGTCGATTGGAGATCCCGACATACCGACAAGATCGGTTAGTTCGTAGGCTCGCGAATATTTACTTACGCCTAAAGTGAATTCACTAGTAGTAAGCGCACTATTCGCGACGCTAGCATTTTCAGCGGTAGACGCAAAAGCGCCAGGTGCGCCGTCGCGAGTAATCGCCATTGTGGAAGATCCCATAGCGTCAAACGGTACGTTTAGACAAAGAGATCTAAGGTCGGTAGGATCAATAAGTGAATCCACCACGAGCGAGGATAGAACCTCTGACACGGCGCCGCCGTTGGTTACGAGGTCGCTATAAAGTATTTCATTAGCCATTTTTTATTTACCTGTATTAGATAGTTAGTTTTTGATAAAGCCCATTATTTCGTAACTATCGCATACGGTCGCGCGGTTAGGCTTAGGGTTATTGTACTCGGTTTTGTTATTTGATCAAGCCTTTAGCTTTCCATTGCGCGATAACTTCGGCGGTATGGCCCCCAAGAGATCCGCCGCCTTTGGCTCTTACCTTGCGCAACTCTTCGGCGTTCCAGTCACGCGGGCGCCCGTTCGTAGGTTGCGAAGCGCCGCGATCGGGGTTGCCGTTTAGTGCCGCCCTCATAGCCGCCATTAGGCGGGCGCTATCGTCTTGCGGCGCCGCTACCTCTTCGGTCTTCGCTTCGGGTGCCTTGCTTATCTTGGCAAAGTGCGGAGCAAATAAAGCGTGATCTTTAGAGCTATCTAACCACGCATCAAAAGCGGGCTTGTCTTTACCTTGGTATTCCTTCATAGCTTCGGCGTACTCGCGCCTAAAGAAACGCCTAACGCTTGGATCGGTAAAACCGCTTTGTACCAGGTGTAACTCTTGGCTATGGCCGCTCTTTATGCCTGTTACTTCGGCCGTCATGCTTTCAAACTTCGCCTTTAGATCTGCGAGCTCGCTAGTTGCTTTATCACGCTCGATCTTTAGGGCTTCGCGGGTGCCTATCAGTTCGTCAAAACGATACTTAGGGATCATTTCCCCGCCCCCGCTTCGGCCGTTCGTTTGCGTTTGTAGTGGCGCCGTTGCTGGCGCTGGCTTTGTTTCGTCGTTCATAGCTTTATCCCTCGCTATTTATTGGTGAAAATGACGCGCCGACCGATCCCATAATGGCATTAGCGGCGGCTTGCGGTAGGCCAAAGAAAGCGGCTAACATTTGTACGCCTGAATCACGCGGCAATAAGCCCGCGGCTACGGCTTGCACGATCCCTTGTGCGGCTGTTACTTGCGCACCGTTTAGCACGGTAGCCGTATCAACGGCGGCCGCGGTATCGTCGCCGCTATCGTCTAACGGTAAGTTAGCTAGATCGCGCTCAACTCTTCGGACGTGCAATAACTTTTCTAGCGCTTCGGCTTCGCTTTCTATTTCGGGGTGTAGCCCTCGCACAACGTCGATCTGACTTACGATCCCTAGATCTAGCTCTGTTTTTAGGTTTTCGGTTAGCGCCTTTATTTCGTCGGGCGTTGGGCCTAATGCTCTATATCTGATCACGTACTCGCGCGGATCTTCGGGTAAGTCGGTATCAAGATAGAAGTTTGATAACTTCGCCGCGGTAGCTAATAGCATTTGATCGGCTATCGTTAGGGCGGGCGTGATCCGCCTTTGCTGGCGCCGCTGTCCGTCGCGGCTAACGACAATCGCGTAACCGCTTTGGGCGCTAGTGCTTATCTGTAGATCGCTAGGGTTCAAACCCGCGTAAACGCTTAGGCCGCTTTCAAATAGGCGCAAGGCTTCGGCGCTGGCCAAAGGATCGAAGGCGCTAGCGAATTGGCCTAGAGTGCCACCGCTTGGGCCTTTGCTATTGAACCTAATAATAGACTTACGATCAGTCGGGATAACCTCTACAGGCGTTCCAAGTATGTTACGCGTAACGCCTGACGGGGTGTCAACGTCTAGCGCCCACCGTTGCGGGTGCGCCGCGCTCGTGTAAGCATCACTCCAATGACTGGCGAGGGCCGCTACGCGCAACGTGCCGCGGCTTAGTTCGCTACCCTCGCTCCAATGCCATAGTTGAGAACTAACTTTTTTATGGTAAAGCACGTAAGGCAAGATCGCGGCGCCGCTAGTGTCGCGGTATGGATATTCACCCGCAAGATCTGGCGCGTATTTGATCGTCATATCTACCCGCTCACCGTCGATCGTCTCTTCGATCTTGAATACGGGTTTACTAGGATCGCGGATATCCCACGTTTCATAAGTCATAACCCCGTTGCGTGGGCGTTCCTCTTCGACCTTGCCAGGCTGATCGGGGATATAGGGCATGGCTTCGATCCGTACGCGGTGCGGTGGTATTACTCGATAGCTTACCTCTTTAGCGTCGATCCAATGCCGAAGATCTAACCTTACTAGGGCTTCGCCAATGGCAAGGGTATAAAGCCCCGTCGTTGTCTGTTGTGCCCAAAGCCGCGAGGTTACGATCGTGCTTAGGTCTAACTCTTCGTCGCCGCCTTTTATCGTTACTTCGGGCGGCTCTAAATAGGCGGTGTTTAGCTGATTGTATACCGTCTTAAAAGGGTTCTTACTTAGATCGGGGTTTATCGTAAGATCGGCGCTCAACTCTTTACAAAACGTGTTCTCTATTTCGGCTCTTACGTCTTTTATCTGATCGCCAGTTAGCAACCTATAGCGTAATGACTGTTCGGCTATGCGGGCGTGTTCGTGATCGTCGTTCATCATTTGCGCCTTATCCACCCTAGATCATATAGATCCGCGGGCGAAAGTTTCGCGATCGCATATCGATCGCCGTGTTCGGTTTGTTCTTTTCCGTCAATATGCCAAACACTAACGCCCCGCGGCGGCTTTGTCTTGCTGGCTTTACCTATACAGATCACCACGTCGCCCGCGCTGGCGCCCTTTAGTATATTCGTTTTATTCGTTTTTGGTTTAGTGTCGCCCATTATCACCCCTACATTATTACCATATTACCCACGTTAGAAAACCTATTACCATAAAATTGATCGCATATATACCCGCAAGCGTCGAAACAATGCTTTAGATCGTCATTACCGCCCCGCCAATGGCGAAGGGTATTTATCAACGCTTTGCAGTTTTCGTGTACTTTTAGACGGCCTTCGATCGCCGCCGTGTTCATCATACGAGCTCGCGCCTTTACGCTACCCGCGCCCTTGTATGGCACCCGTATTTCAAACGGCGGGCGGGCTTGCTTCAGTATATCCGCGAAGGCCCGCTCTAATAGTTCGTTTACGCTAAAGCCTAAACCCATACGGCCCGCGCTGTTACTATCACCGTAGGCGTGTTCTATCTGGTTTAGAGATATACCCCACGCGCCGAGCATTTCGGTAATTGCTTTGGCTTCCATTAGCGGGGTGTTGCGCTCTTCGTTTTGGTATTCGTCTAAAACCCAAACAGTCGATCCGTCAAAAGCAACTAGATAACATACCGACGCGCCAGGGCGCTCGCCGTGATCCCACCCTAAGCCGAGCGACTCTATATTTTTTGGCGCCTCACTAAATACGTTATCTTCGCCGAAGCCAGCGATCCAACGTTCATTACTTACACCTTGCCATGATCCCCGCACCCGTTGATCGAACTCCCAAGGCCCGTAACTATCTATTTGGTCGCGTACGCTTTGAGGATCGCGGTGCGGGCAATTCTCGATCGATAGTTCTATCTTGTGAATATCCCAAGCCTCTCGCGGGGCGTTGCCTTGTTCGTCACCTTCCACCCAATCGCGAAGCCAAAGAGCGGGGCGGCCGATAGGTGTAAACGACATAATCACAGTAGCCCGATCCCCACGCACGGCGCACCGCGATCTAAACTCGCTAAAATGCCCTTGCTTAGGTAGTTCGTCAATGACGCCGTAATCAATAGAGGCGCCCGCCAAAGCGATCATTTCTTGCGATCCGCTCTTGCCTACAATGATCGATCCGTTTGATAGCTCTACAACCTTAGACCCGCCGCGGGTGTAGCCTCTAACAGGATCATAAAAGCAACGATCGCTAACGGCGTTAGGCGGTTCTATCTCGCGCATTTTAGCGCAAAAGTTAGCCCACCCGCCTTTTAGATCGGCCGTCATTATCCACCCAAGATTAGGCGCGGGTATTACTTCGCGGTAAGGGTGCCGCCCTAAAGCTAGCCACCACGTTTCCGCGGCTAACATGCGGGTTTTGCCTATCTGGTTACCCGCCACGCAAAGGCGGCGCACGTCTTGGCTTTCGTGAAAGGCCCGCTGGCCTACGCTCATACCGCCAAGGCCCGCGGGTTCGTTTTCATATATTGCTAAACCGTTCGCCTTGTAGTTCGTCGCGGCGTGGCGTAGCGCTGTAAGATTGAAAGCCACTAACTAACCGCCTTTACATTTAGAGCGGCGAGGATCAAGTCTTGCGGTAGCTGTTGCAGTTGCTCCAAGATAGCGGCGCGGCCCTCTTCGGTATTCGGATCAACGACTTCGATCTCTTCGCGTACGGGTTCGATCGCTATCATTTCGCGGCGGTATTGGTGGCGCCGTTCCAGTATCCAGGCGGCGGCCTGCCATGATCCGTCTTGAGCGGCCTTATCTATCGCGATCAAACAACGCGCGGCGCCATGCGCGGCGGCCCCTTTTACGGCTTCCATAAACTCTATTTGTCGCGGCTCGCCTTTGTCGGCTTCGGTTTGCCATTTATAGTAGGTACTAACCGCGATCCCCGCGTAACCCGCGCTTAGTTCTATCGTCATACCTAAGCGGATAGCCTCACAAAAAGCACGTTGAGTTTTATCAGTTAGCTTTGTACGTCTTGCCATTACGTCGCAACCCTCATAGCACCGCGGCGGGTATCAGCTAAGAGCGATAGCCGCGCCTTGTTTAGTTCGCTTTGCTTTAGCATATCATGTAAACCCATTGCCCGTAACTCGGCATTAGCCGCGGCGATCTCTTCGTCGCTATAGGCACTAAGAGGCGCAAAGGCTTTAGGCTCTTTAGCTGGCGCGAAGTGCGAAGCGGTAGACGGGGCGATCTTTATCTCGCTTGCGTACTCTAGATATTGGGCGAACTTGCTAGCCCGTA